AACCACGAATGGCAGACGGTGGCGCTCGATGCCGTCGATACATCCAACGCCCAACTCGAAGGCGATACCTCGCCCTCAACGCGCTGACCGCGACTGTCCGTCTCGGCAACATTCACCAGATCAGCCGCAAGGCTGGCGGCGTGTCGCGTACCCAGCGCTCGGTTAATCCGGCTGGTCGCGCCGACGAACTCGGCTGGCAGAAGATGCTCAAGGGCCAGGCACTCAAGATCGATATCGACGCGATCCTGTGCGGCACCAACCAGGCCAAGAACGCCGGCAACACCACGACCGCGCGCAAAACCGCCTCGGTTCTGTCCTGGATCAAAACCAACACCGTGACCGGCGGCACCAGCCCGGCTGATCCGGCCGCGGCTGATGGCACCGGCACTCGTACCGACGGCACGGGCACGCTCGCTGCCTTCACTGAGAACCGCCTGAAGACGGTTCTTTCGGCGATCTGGGTGCAGGGCGGCAAGCCCAACCTGATCATGACCGGCGCCTTTAACAAGCAGGCGTTTTCGACCTTCACGGGTCGTTCCACGCCGATGGAGCAGGCGACCTCGAAGAAGATCACCGCTTCGGTCGATGCCTATGAGTCCGACTTCGGCAAGCTGAAGGTCGTTCCATCGCGCAACCAGCGTGCCCGTGACGTGTTGGTGCTTGAGACCGCGAAGTGGGCAGTTGGTCATCTGCCGGGTTCGGCGATGGTGTCGGAAGACCTCGCGAAGGTCAGCGATACCGACCAGTTCGCGATGGTGTCGGAATACGTGCTTGAGGCTCGCAACGAGAAAGCCTCCGGCGGCGTGTTCGACAACACCAGCTCGTAAGCCTCTTAACATCAACCTTATGGGCGCTCCTTCGCGGGGCGCCCTTTTCTTTGGAGGCTTAAATGCCACTTACTCCGACCAGGCCTTTTAACGAGGCCCACATCTGCGAATCCACCACCTCAATCGCCACCACTCCCGTTGTCGCTGCTGGCATTGCCCCCGTTGCTGGCTATGTTCAGCGCGTGATGGCTGCGGCGGGAGGCACCACGACCGGCACCACGACCGTTGCCGTTGCCATCAATGGCGGCTCTGATATCGCGGGCGGCGCTTTGACGATTGCGGCTGGCACTGGCGCTCGTGCAGGCACGACGGTTGAACTTGCCTTGCAAGGAGCTGGCACAACTTCCGGCGTGTTCGTCAATGAGGGTGACTGCATCACCTTCACGCCCTCCGGCGGAACGGGCGCGTCCATTCCCGGCGCCTTTGCGCTGGTTATCCGAGCGTTGGCTTAATGCCCATGCAGTACGTTGGCACAGCCAAACTAGGCACGCATCAGAGCGCTGCCTACACCGCGACTGCCGGGACTATCACCAACGCAGTAGCGACCGGCACTTACAAGGTCCGGGTCGTTGTCACGTCTGCCGCCTACATCAAGATTGGCCAAAGCGTGACCGCGACGGCGAGCGATGTCTACATGCCCGCCGACTCCCCCGAATACTTCAGCATCTACCCCGGCGAGAAGGTTTCGGCCGTCCAGGTTTCGGCCGGCGGGACGCTGCACGTAACCGAGGTCGCCTGATGGAAGGTGATCTGCTCCATACTGAACTTCACGTCGATCCGGCGGATAAAACCCTCACGATCAACCGCGTGCAGGACGTGGAGCCGATTATCGAGCTGAATAAGTACCTTCAGACGGTTCAGCAAAAGAGCGATTGGGGACGACACGTCGCGCGTATCCCCAATATCTTTTACGAAAAATGGCTCCGTGAGGAGTGGGACCGCGGCAATATCGGCCTGCGTATCCACACGGAAGAATTTGACAAACTGGTCGAGCGCAAGCTGCAAGATCCCGACTGGCGGTTTCTCCGCACTGACACCAGGGAAGCCCGGCAAGCCGGTTGGAGCGCGGGGCTGCTGTGACCACCATCACCGATTACGCCAGCCTCGTTACGGCGGTCACGGAATATCTGGCGCGGGATCAGGACGCCACCCTGATTGCGCGCATTCCGACCTTCATCCAGTTGGCGGAAGCTAAGTTCAACCGCTCGCTGTTCGTTCGGCAGATGGAGCAGCGCTCGACCGCGACGGTTGATACGGCCTCCACAGAACCCGAGTTCATCTCACTGCCGAGTGATTTCCAATCCATGCGCCGTGTCAGGCTATCGAGCGTCACCGGCAAGCCCTGCCTTGAGTTCAAATCTGGCACGCAGATGGATGAATTCCGGTTCGGAACATCGAACGTGACCGGCCAGCCGCGCTACTTCACGATCTTTGGTGATGAGATCGAATTGGCCCCGACGCCGGACGATGATTACACCATCGAAATGGTCTACCGGAAGAACGTTCCGGCATTGGCGGATAATGACCCGAACTGGCTGCTGACACTGGCGCCTGACTTGTATCTCTACGGCGCATTGCTGGAATCCGCGCCGTACATCAAAGAGGATGGTCGCATTCAGACGTGGGCGCTGGGCCTCTCGACCGCGCTGGATGGGCTGAACAATCTTGGCCTGACTTCCACCTTCAACGCCGGGCCGATGCGAATGTCTATCTCGGGAGTGACGCCGTAAAATGGCAACTCCGATCATTACCCACGCCAAGGTCTCAGGGAAGGCACAGGGCACCGATTCAACGCGGGTCTATGGCAACCACTGGGATGAAAACCACGTTGTTACGGGGCTTGAGAACATCCCCAACGTGGACACCACAAACGCCGACAACATCACCGCGGGAAGCCAGACCGGGACGGGCGCGATGGTTCGCGCGACCTCTCCGACGCTGGTTACGCCAGCCCTCGGCACGCCCTCGGCCGCCGTCCTGACCAATGCAACCGGCCTTCCGCTTACGACGGGCGTCACCGGCAATCTTCCTGTCACCAAGCTTAACTCGGGCACGTCCGCCTCGTCTTCGACCTTCTGGCGTGGCGATGGCACATGGGCAACGCCCGCGGGCGGCGGCGATTTCGTCGGCCCTGCGTCGTCAACCGACAATGCTGCTGTTCGGTTTGATCTGACCACCGGCAAGCTAGGTCAAAACTCGGCACTCATCATCGCGGACACGACCGGCGCGCTATCCAGATCCGGCAATGGCGGCATTCCCGTCCAAGGCACGAACACGAACGACAGCGCGGCGGCGGGCGACATCGGCGAGATCATATCGGCCGGCCCCACCGCATCTGCGTCCCTCACGACCGCCACGAATACGAACATAACGTCTATCACGTTGACTGCCGGCGATTGGGACATTACGGCGGGATACAGCGCGTCGGGAAGCAGCACCCCTGTTGCGACCGATATCTGGGTGAGCATAAACACGGTGACAGCCACCAACGTCAACACAGCCGGGCAGAATTTCCGGGCCCGCGGCTGGAATATGACTGACCCCGTAACTGCGGGAACGCTTGGACCGTTGCGCGTGTCTTTGGCCGGATCGACAACTTACTACCTAAATTGCAACGTGGCGTTTTCGCCCGGAACCTTCACCGTAACCGGCATAATCCGGGCAAGGCGCGTCCGTTGATCGATGTAACGCAGGCGCCCTACAATTGCCGGTTCGACTGGACCGGACAGGATTCAGTCGCGCACGACAACTATGCCGGATTGCAAGCGGCGATCAACGATGCAGCAGTTATTACGGCTCCGGGGATCGATCTTGGCGGGACAGTTGGCGACTTCCTGCAACTGCCGCGCGGGATGGGGCTGGTATCGCAAAAGCTGGTGATGCCGTTCGGCGTCTCGATGGGCGGACAGCGACACGCCTATTATGCCAGCGGCCTCAAGATGTCGGACAATTTCGACAACAACAGCCATTTCATCGACCTCGGCGACGAGACCACGCATCTCGCCGCGATGGGGTGTAGCATCACCGACATGATCCTTTTCTCGCGTAACCAAAACGCCGCGGCGAACAGGTCGATGATCTTCACCAACAACGCGCAAGATACCAATCCCATTGTCGGGCGCTGCCGAATTTACGCCGGCAACCGAGCAGCCATTTGGGCAGAGAAGGGTTGGGGCGGCGCAACGATGGTCGATTTCTGCAATCTAAATCTGCACAATGTCGGTTCGCTAAATGGCGCGGTATCGCCGCCGATTATGTGGATCAACTACGGCGACGGCACGATGGTTAATCTGGACCGTATCGAGCCCGCGGTTTATGCCGGCGGTGTTCCCAACTCCTACGGCATTTATTGCGCGGGCGGCGATATCGACATAAGCAACTTCCACGCGGAACAGGTGTGGACAGGGATTTGCGTCGATCTTGCCAGCGGCGG